GTGAGCTTCATCCAGCCGCCGTTCTGGGCCAACCAGTCGGCGCCGGCGACAGCGCATGCGGTCTCGGTCGTCTTCATCGAGCCGACGCTCGAGCCGATCGATCTCGCCACGGCGAAGCTCTATGCGCGCCTCAGCGCAACCGACACGAGCCTGGACGCGCTGATCCCGGGCTTCATCAAGACGGCCCGGTCGAAGGTGGAGCAGGACACCGGGCTCGCCCTGCTGACGCAGACACGGGATGTGTACCTCGATGCGATCGCCGGGAACACGATCACGCTGCCGTCGCAATCGAGGCCCTTGCAGTCCGTCACCTCGTTCAAATCCACGGACACGGTCGGCGTCGTCCAAACGCTCGACCCGTCGAACTACGTCGTCGACCTGGCGGGCGGCCGCCTGGGGCTCGCGCTCGGCGGCGCGTGGCCCTCTGACCTGCGACCGTTTCAGCCGTATGTGCTGCGAATCGTTGCGGGCTGGACCACGGTGGCGCTGTTGGCGGCCGCCAGGCCGACGCTGGTGGATGCCGTCGGCTTCCTTGTCGACTACACCATCAACAAAGACGCGCTGGCGCTGGAGTTGTACGAGGAGGCGATCGCGCCGTATCGCCAGGTGTGCGTCGCATGAAGGGCCCCGTGCTGCGCGAACGGTTGACGATTCAGGAGAACATCCCGGATGCCCTGGTCGTCTCGAGCCTCACGCGCGCGACGACGACCGCCACGGCCCTGACGGCGATCCCGCACGGCTACGCGACGAACGATTATGTGACCGTCGCCGGCGCCGTGCCCGTGGGCTACAACGGCAAGGTCAAGGTCGTCGTCACCGGCGCATCGTCGTTCACGTTTACCGTCAGCGGCCTGTTGACGACGCCGGCGACCGGCCCGATCACCGTGACGTATGTCTCGGATGCGCAGGGCGGCCGCAAGATCGGATGGGCCACCCTCGACACCGTCTTCGCCGAGCTCCTGCCCGTGCGCGCGATGGAGCGGCTGCAAGCACAGGCGCTGCAGGCGCAGCTCGATTATCGGTTTCGAGTCCACACGCGCGGTGACCTGACGCCGCAGATGCGTGCGCTCTGGACGCCGCAGTGGCCCCCCGGCGCGCCGCTGCACACGCTCGAGATTCATGGGATTCCGCCGGACGGCGACGGTCGCCAGTACCTCTTCCTCGAGTGCGGGGAGATCGTCTGATGGCCTACGTCTTCCCGCTGACGGCCGTCGGCGACGCGGTCTATGGGCTCTTCCAGGATGCCGCGCTCTACGCGCTGGCCCCCGGCGGCGTGCAGACCGACGTCCCGGAGAGCCCGACCTTTCCGTTTCTCTGGCTCGAGCTACTGCACCAGGCGAACTACGGCGGCCTGGGCACGCGCCCTGGCCGCGGCTCGGTCCCAGGCCTCCAGCTGCGGCTGCATGTGTTCCAAGGCGCCTACGGCACGATGCGCGACGCGCACGTGGTGATGGCGCGGGCGATCGAGCTGCTCTTCGAGGGCGCGCCGCTCGTCGTCGACGGCTACACGGTCTGCAGCGGGATCCCGCTGCCGGAAATCGAAACGATTCCGCTGGCCGACCAGGAACTCAACGGCGTCAAGGTGCACGAGCTCGTGACGAACATCGAGCTGGTGATCCAGGAGACGAATGCCTGACGACCGCCCTCATCAGGCGCCCGCGATTGTCGATGCCTCCGGGCGGCCGGCGCGCCAGGCGATCGACACGAATTGCCCGCGCTGCGGCGCCGCGAAGGAGAAGCGCATGGCCTCCTGCGGGTTTGGCATGCGGCGGCCGGTCTGTACGGTCTGCGGCTACAAGTGGGAAGACGAGGTCTGGTGTGACTGAGTTGAAGGGGAAAGACTACCGCGCCCTCCGGCGGCTCTCGACGGCGGGCGACGAGACCCTCGCGGAAGTGGGCGCCACGTGCGAGCGCGTGCCGACCGAGAGCTTAGCGGCCCTCCTTGCGAGCGGCCATATTGAACCGACCGCGGCGCCGGCGCGCCGGCGCGAGGCCGCGTCATGAGTCTGCTGTCCTCCTCACAGTTTGGCGTCTTCGTCGTGGACGGCTACAACCTGCTGTCCGCGAAGATCAAAGACTTTTCGCACGAGGTCGAGGTCGAGCTCGAACCGAGCGATGGTCTCGGCGATCTGTGGCGCGCGACGGTGCCGACGGGCATGCGCAAGGCGACCATCACCCAGGGCGGGGCGTTCTTCGACACCACGACGGCCGGCATTCACGACGCGATGAAAGCCGCGCCCAGCACGGTCCGGCTCGTGGCCTGGGCCTTCGCGGGCAACGTCATCGGGGCGATCTTCACCGCCGTCCAGGGCGCGTTCTCCATCAAGTACGCGCCGCTGTCGACGGTCGGCAAACTCACCAAGGCCAACGTCTCGTATCAGGTGAGCGGGCAGCTCGACGAGGGCGTCATCCTGCAGTCCGCGACGGCGAAGACGATCGACTGGAACACCAAGACCGACGGGGTCTCGGTCGACTACGCGCTCGACGCGACGCAGCGCGTGATCCCGATCACGTCGAACACGCTCGCCAATCCGACCGTCGTCACGACGTCCGTGCCGCATGGGCTGGCGTCGACGGACGTCATCGTCGTGGCTGGCAGCAACAGCACGCCGTCGATCAACGGGTCGCAGGTCGTCACGGTCACCGGCGCGACCACCTTTACCGTGCCGGTCAACGTCAGCGTCGCCGGCACCGCGGGCACGTTCGTGCGCGGCAACACGAAGCTCGGCGGCGTCGGCTACCAATTCGTCAGCGCGCTCAGCGGCTTCACCGGGTTCATCGGCAAGATCCGGAGCTCGCCGGACGACGTCACCTACGCGGATCTCCTCACCTTCACCAACGTCACCGCGGCGCCGGCGGCCGAGCGACTGACCGTGGCCGGCACGATCGATCGGTATCTCTCGTTCAACGGCGACGTCACCGGCGCCGGGTCGATCACGCCGTTTGTCGGATTCAAGCGCAACTAGAACTGGAGCAGCATCATGGCCGTAGGTATTCAGGGTTCCACCGTCGTCACCGTCAGCCTCACCGACAGCGCCGGCACGCCGCGGCTCATCACCGGCTTCGTCATGGATCTGGGCGGCGCAGAAATCGAAGTCGAGCTGCAGTCTTCCGAGGCGTTCGGCGACCTGTGGCGCGAGTTCGCGCCGACCGGCATGCGGAAGGTGGCGCCGATCCCCGTGAAGGGCTTGTTCGACACCACGGCGACGACCGGCCCGCACGTGGTCCTCCGGCCAGGCGACGCCGACGCGCTGCCGACGTCGACCCCGCGCGTTCTGGTGATCGTGTTCGGCGATTCGAAGACGTTCACCGTGTCGACCTGGCTCAACAAGTACAAGGTCGCGCCCAGCAACGGCAAGCTGACGGGGTTCGAATCGACCCTCCAGCCGACCGGCGCCGGCGTCTGGACATAGACCCCGTGGGCAGCCCCTTCGCGAGTCAGTCCGTCTCCAATCCGATTCCGCTCCCGTTCGACCCGCCGCAGACGGTGACCGTGCGCAAGCTCACCGGACGCGAGTGCGACGGCGCGGCCGAGGCGCACCGCGACAATCTCGCGGGCGGCAGCGCACGGTCGTGGCCAGCGGTCTTCCGCCGGGCGCTGGAAAAGGGGGCGACAGACCCCGAAGTGCTCAAGGCGATCGCCGACCCGCTGACCGGGTATGACCGGTTCGCCCTCGTGCGGGCCGGGCTCGTCGCGTGGAGCTATCCGCAGCCGATCAAGACGAGCCCCGTCACCGCGGCCGTGCAGGCGGCCGATGGCAAGCCGCCCGTCGACCCGATCGACGACCTCGACGACGAAGCCGTCGACTTCATCGCGACCGAAGTACTCCGCCTGACGAAGCCGCACCTGTTCCACGCGACGCTCGAGGACGCGGAGGTCGCCCGAAAAAACGCCTGACGGTCCTGCACCGATCGCTGAGCGGTGAAGGGCCGCAGCCGTTCGAGCACTACATCGGGCGCCTCTCTGAGGAATTTGGCGGCGCGCTCCCGACGGCGATCTGGGCCGAACAGCAACGACTGCCGGTCGGATTCCTCGAACGCATCATCGAATACCGGCGCTACGCCGAGGCCTACGCGGCGAACGTCGTCGACCCAGCCGGCTGGCAGGCGTCCCCGATGCGCAGATTGGCGACGGAGATCGAGCACGCGCTCGTGGAAGACGAACTGAAGAACTCCCATGGCCGATAGCTTCACCATCGACGTCGACACGACGGCCCTGTTGGCCGCGCTGGCCGCGATCCCGGAGGCCGTGCACGCGCACCTGAAGGCGGCCGCGAAAGTCACGGCGGAGGCGATCGCGACGGAGGCACGCGCGCGGGTGCGACGGCGGACGGGGCAGACCGGCGACGCCATCACCGTCGAGGAAACCCACAGCGGCGACGGCTACGTGATCTACGTCGGCGATGGCCGGCAGCACGTCGGCAGCTTCCTGGAGTTCGGCACCAAATTCATGACGGCCGCACCGTTCCTGTTCGCGAGCGCCCGGCTCGAGGAAGGCGCACACGATCGGCGCGCGCGCGAGGCCGTCCAAGCCGCGATTGACGAGCAGGGGCTCGGAGGCGCCGCCTGATGGCCGGCAATCCCGCGTTGATCGTCCGCGTCGCCTCGACCATCGAGGAACTGAAGAAGAACCTCGCCGAAGGGGTCAGCCAGATCGAGACGACGACGGCGGCGATGGGCAAGCTCTCGGCCTCGTTTAGTGGCGACAAGCTGATTCAGGCCGCAATGAACGTCACCGCCGCGGTCAACCAGATCGGTGGCGCGTCGAAGCTCACCGAAGCCGAACAGGCGCGCGTCAACGCCACGCTCGAGAAGGCGCTCGAGAAGTACCGCGTGCTCGGCCGC